ATTATTAGAATTATTATCTACTAATGAATAATACACATTAGTGGTATATCTTACCATCACATTAGAAGAATAATTGTAATTATTAGTCCAATATCCATATGGAATTAGTGCTCCGCCTGGCGGTCCTTCTTTCCCCGGTATTCCAACAGATGGAATAAGTAAAGTCCATGGCCATGTATTTGTGTCCATAGATGTACCAGTAATATTAGTGTCCGTATTCATACGAATTTGTAATGGCTGTTCACCTTTTGGAGTAAACATGTTTGTACCCACTTCATTAGTGACATCTACTGTTAATGTGTACCATGACGACCCTAAACTTACTTCTATTTTGTTTTGATCTATACTACGTACTTTAAATCCTGTTCCTGAATCAAATCTTATTACTGTTGTTCCTGGAAAATTGGTATAACCCGGCAAGTCATCATTGCTGCCTTCAATTGTTAAAGAACCACCAATTTCAGATAATTCTCTACTGTTATTAATATAATAAACCCCGTTATGACCTTCTTCGGTAACTGCTATAATTTGTCCTTCATATCCAGTATTATTCAAATCTGCCGCATAATTAATCGCTTCAGTGTAGTTAGTAAATACAGTACGTGTATCCAATGGAAATTGATCTAAACGTTCATAGCCTTTAGGTAAAGGAATAGGTTGTGTTTGACCTAATACTATAGAGGTCATTAAAACTAAACCTAATAAAATGTTTATAAAATATTTCATGTTAATTTATAGTTACTGTATATGTCGCCATGCTACTAAATGGAATTTTGGGTATATAAGTATATATTCGATATAAGGTACTAAAGCCAGCCGATGCTCCTTCAACTTCAAATTCTGTTTGTTCAAATGTATCTTTAACATCTGCAGATGATCCTTGTAAATAAATTATACTTTGAATATTACCAAAAGATTTAGGAAATGCAATAATTACACGCTTACTTCCTGCTGTTATATTCATGGTAAAAGTAAGAGTACTTGTAGTTAATAATGCTGCTGGAGATTTAGCACGTAATTCTGCAGATGTTGTAATTAAATTTGTGCTTATATCATAAAAAGCCCAATAATATCTTCTAGGTATATATGTTCTAGGGGCAGAAACAACAGTACCTGCCGAATATCCTCCATTTGGATCTGGAAATGCGCCAGGATATGGACTAGGTTCATCAAAATTATCGTATTTAACACTTCCTTGTAAATGTGTTACGGTACTTGTATAACTTACTGAATTTGAACCTAATGTAAAACTATCATTATGTGATACAATACTCCCACTATTTACTAATATAGAATTGTCTTTATATAATTTGTAATTACTAACTTGCCCCGCATCATTTGTAGTAAAAGTTGTAGTTAATGTAGATGAAACCAATGTGCCTATTTCTAAATTATATATACTTGCTGGAGCTGTTGATAATACTATTGTAGGTGCTATATAAGTAGGAAATATTCTGCGTTGCATCATATTTATCAAAATTGTTTCAAAATCTGTTTCTTCAGGAATTACCATACCATTAGTATAACTTCCAATAGGATTGGTTAATCCTTTAACCGTTATATTTGTAGTTGTAGAACTTTTTGAACGGATACTTTTACTATTAGTATCAACAATAAAGGTATGTTCATTCAATTTCCATCTTTGTGGTAAATCTTCATTATTATAAGTTAAAAGAGTTGCATTAGATGCAGATCCTGGAATTCCTTGTGGACCGTCTTTTGTAAAAATTTTCCACACATTAGTATATATTAATGGATCCTGCCCGATAGAAGAATTTATCGTATAATATTGTGCAGTTCCACGTCTAACTAAAGAGTAGCCAGGATATGGATATGTTTCGTCCCAATCTCCATATGGAAATAAATTTGCACCAGGATCACCTTTTTCACCCATAGGTATGTAAAAATCAAAAATTGCAGATGATGCTGTGCCTCGATTGCTGACAATGGCATTTTTATTATAATCTATAGTATATGTATTTCCCGCAGTAACGGTTGCTGCAATACCGGTCGGGCCACGAGCGCCATCGGACAAGAAATAAATCCAAACATTTGAATGTGTTAATGGATCTTCATTAATAGATCCCAAAGCATTAGTTGTATAATATGCATTAGTTCCACGTTTTACCATAGAATATTGTGTATATGGATAATTAGATTGCCAAATTCCATGGGGTGTTAACATGACACCATCCTGGCCGCGTGGAATTGTAAATCTTAATCTTGCCGCTGTGGGGGTAGATCCAGTTGTATCTACATTAGCATCTGTTCCAGGAGCCCCCGTCAATGTTGGTTGAACAATAGTTATTGTACTAGTTGCTCCTGTAGGTCCTGTTGGTCCCACAGCACCAGCAAGTGCAATAGGTGCCCATGCGGCACTACCTACATATGGCTCAGATGCGGTGACCCCACCAGGAGCAATACACACCCAAGTACTATTAGAATGTCTTACAACTTGATTAAGCACATAATTGTTTGTTATATTCCATTGTGTTGTTGGTAATAATGCATATTCTCTAAAATCAGGATCTACTAATGCAGTCCATATAGGTTCACCAATTTTCCATGGTTCTGTATTTGGGCCGGAAATTGTACTATTGCATAAATAAAATTTATTAGATACTATTACAATATCATATGGATCATATATTTCACTGTCTGTCCAACCAACTTTAAATTTATAATTACCGCCGGGCTGTCCATCTTTTCCATCAGCGCCGGCACGAGCAGCTGTACCCCAATAAATATATCCGTCTAAATGATCTGGGGACACATTAGAAAATGTGGCGTCGGTTATTGTTACCCAAGTACTTCCTTTATATAAAACTATTGTACCTTTATTAGTATACACATGATTAGAATTATAATCACCAGCAAACCATAAATTACCGGCTCCATCTGCACCCTGTTGACCATCCTTTCCATCTTTACCATCTTTACCTGGTGCTCCGTCTTTTCCAAAATGAGCTATTTTACCATAATAATTTGTGTCTGTTAATGGAGTCCCTGCGGGAGTATCTTGTTTTACATAATAAACACCATAACTTGGCGAATCTAAATATACAATACCATTAGATACATATGGAATATTATTAGTATATTTGCCATGCCATATAGTATTAGATGTTATAATTGCTTCTGTTCCGTCTACTCCATCTTTACCATCTAACGTAAATAATTTCCACCCCGATACAGGATTAGTTGGATTTTTTCCTTGGGATTCATCAATATTATACCAAGTAGCTCCACTATATCTAACTAAAGAAAATTGTGGATATGTATCAGATGAATTCCAAGTACCACGCGGAATTAATATACCACCAGACGCACCATCTTTTCCTGATTGAGATAATAATACAACTTCACCAGATGCAATATAATTAGTAGGAACACCACTAGTAGGGGTCCATACATTTCCAGGCTTATTGGTTAATACTAACCCGTATGTACCTAAACCCCAAGTAACCCATGAACTATTTGTATATTCTCTACCTAATGTCCATGCACCCGCATACACGCCAAAAGTATTACCATCAGCACCTCTAGGACCAGTTAAACCGCGAAGTCCTTGAGGGCCTGAAATTGCAGGAATTTTTAATGTCCATAACGGTTCACCAGGAATCCATGGATTAGTAGTAACATCCATAGTTATATTAGAAACCGCTGGATTAGTATTCATTATAAGATTGATGGGTTGTTCTCCAGTTGGGGTATAACCGTTTGTATTTCCATCATCTAAATATAACGTATACCATGAAGATCCCAATTCAATTTGAACTTCACCAGGTGATTTGTTGGAAATATAAAACCCTGAATTAGGATAGAATAATATTTTATTAATACTATCATAATCAACAACATTTGTAGACCCTTTGGTTCTACCAGATATAGTTAAATTATTTGTCCCTGGTGGACCCGTTGTAGAATAATTTGTATTAAAAAATATTTTAAGAATATTGTCATTAAATGTTACATAATTGGAATTACCTTCGCTATATAATACATCTTGTATTCCACCAAAAGTCCATGGGTTATCATATTTTATACCGTTCCAAATAATATATCCATTAGTACCAGTAACACCACCAATATTAAATGAATTAAAATATGTATTTGTGCCTTTAAAATACCAGGCGTCTTTTGGAACTATAGTGGTATTAATAGGTATTAATGGCCATGATTGTGCTATTGCTGCACAACATATACCAATAATATATAATACTATAATCCATTTCTTCATTTTAATTAGGTAGGGGGATTACCAGGAAGTGCACTATCCGACTCACCACTGGTAGCGCCGCCACTGGTAGCGCCGCCACTAGCATCGCCACCCTCACCTGCTCCACCAGCTGGACCGAATTCTGGGGGTAATTCACCCTTAGGACCGTCTCCAGAAGGCAGTGCACTGGAACTTCCACCACCCGAAGGTCCACCGGAATCACCAATATCTGACAATGCTTGATCCATATTAGCTAATTGATCTCTCCAATTAGGGCCTTGTGTTCTGATTTGATCCAATTCCCAAGTTAATGCAGCATCTTGTTTTAACCATTCTCTATTCTCTGCAATTTGTGCATCATCCATCTTTAAGAAATAACGTTGACCATAAGTTTTTGCCATCATTTCGTTTTGTGACATATTATTAAAGTTATTCCACATCAATTCCCAAACTTGTTGATCACGAACAACTTGGAAATTAGATGGTGCTGCAAATTCTATTTGTATTTCGTATTCATTAATTTTTAATTTATCCCATAAACCGCGTAATTTTAAATGAGCAATAAAGGTATTTTTAAGACCATTAGCAAATTGTCGTTGAATTCTCATTATAAATCGAGAAAAACGCAATTCTTCGCGCGTAATTTCTGCTCCGTCTTTAAAAGTATCAGCTGGATCCAATCGGGTTTGAGGAACTTTCAATGATTTATATAATTTCTTTTGAAAATACATTAAATCGTCCAACTGACCTAAATTTTGTCCAGTTGGTATCGACTCTACTTTTGTACCATCATTACTAGAACGTTTTGCAAACCAATAATTGTCCAATGTACTTTGTGGATCATATATATTTGTAACACGACCATTTGAAAAACTACGTTTACTACTATATGACTGCATTGCTCTTTTTAAAATAGCCTCAGCTTTAGGAGGTGAAGCGTTTCCTACGTCAATATAAAAAGCCAATCTTTCTGGTGCGCGAACTAATCTGTAAATTACAATACTATCCTCAATTAAACTTAATTGTTTATATGCTCTACGTGAATTTTCAATGTATGGTAAACGAATAGTTGCATCTTCATTCCATATTCCTGAATGAATATATGTGACTTGATTGGCATCTAATGTTATTAATTCTTCTGTTTCTTTAGCCATCGCAGTTCTTTTAGGATTTAACTTTGGCTTACGCAATAAATAACCCTTAATTATCTGATTTTGAACTGTATCATATATGGGGTTTATTAATTCTGTTGGAATAGGAACAACACCAACTATACCTGCATCTTTATGATTACTATGAACTAAATTTTCATAAAATAACTCACCTTCAATAAGGAATCTTCTAAATTGTGCCCAACCCTTATCTGGTAAATCAAATATATTTATAAAATTGCGCCATTCGTCTTTAATTGATTCACGAACACTATTGTCATATCGACCTTTTAATGTAAATTCAACGATATCTCCTTGTTTATTTTCTGTAATACATTCATCACATATTTCATCAATTGCATCAGATAATTCAGCATATGCAGCCATTCTACGATAATCTTGAATTCGACGGATTTTATCTGCGTCTAAGTCCGCGTACATATATTGGTGATATGCTTTATCCAATATATTACCACCCATAAATGTATCATCTTGCTTTTGCAATAATGATAATCTTTGTATCTTGTTTTCCCTACGTTCAGATATATCATGAAATATGTCAAATTTGGGATTTTTTTCTCTTGCATTATCAATAACTCCATATGCATATGGTAGTTTTGATAACAAACTATTCATAAATCTATTTGTACCCTGTGTACTTCTGCCCATATCTGGGCCTAATCCGTCAGCCATATATAATACTCCTAAATTTATTTACCCTATTATGGTGCGGTGTCAATGACAGATATGCCGTTTTCATAAGGAAATCTAAAGCTTGTAATAGTAGGGGCTATACTGCTCGTATCCTTTATTAATTGACCATATCCCGCATCATTTGTTAATATAATATCCATTTTGCCCGTAGATAATGGTGGGGGTATAGTAAATTGTAATGCGGTTCTATCCATAACCCGCCATGAACTTGTCGGAATCATTATACCAGAAAATGGTAAAAATGATCCACTTACCAGTGTACTACTAATACCAGATACTGGAAAATATTCAGATACATTATTAAACATTCCCTCAGTACCGCTTACATATACACTCGACACATAATCCATCATGCTACCTATAACAGTTATTGTTGCCGGTCTGTTTACAGATATTGCATATGGGGCAACTGATTGAATAAAGGGGCGACCCGATACATATAAGGTTTCTGAATTTATACCAGGCTGTTCCATAGATTTCATTAATTGATAGTTATCATAAAGATGTTTAACTGCGGTAAAATTATGTTCAATTCTATAAATAGGACGAACAATATTTTCGGAATTCTTAAACAACCATCCTTTAACGGTAAAAGAAGTATCCGCATTAAACCGTAATGGTGTGGATTTTTCTAATTCTTCCGGATATTCCATAGTAATATCCTCATTCCACATAACCGCGCTTCGAATTTCAAGGGTTTTCCCTGTAATAGGGTCTGGCCAAGGCCAACTAATTATTACATATGGATCAGTATATGGAACAAAATTGGTTATAATTTGATCCATATCTATCTGATACCTAGTCATAATAGATACTTTAAATGTTATATCTACCGGAACCGGTTGTAATAAATGAAAAGCATATTTTTCGGGCGCCAATGCATTAACATAGTGTCCTTCATGCTTATTAAAAACCCTTTCTTTATCGCGCTTAATTCCTCCCATACAAACAGCAATTAAGGGTAAGGTTATGTGCTCTTGTTTATTTATTAAATCATGAAGAACTCGTTGTTTATGACCCCATAATAAAGGAATTTTAATTTTATCTTGTACTTCTCTATTCGCATTAAATCTTTTTATAACAATTTCGTTTAAAAAGTCTTCAAATTGAGCTATTATATTTCTTACTTCCCAGTGGAATGTTTGTTTACGTGGCATATTATAATACTTTCTCAGTATTATTTAGTCCAGTAAACAAATATTAATGTATTCTGTCTTTAAAGAACTTGGGCAATTTTATCCAATTTTCTTTTAATACCCTTAATATTTGCCCATCTAATATAAAAGTATCGGAATGATCATTTGAATGTCTAGTACATCGTCCACACGATTGTATAAGTGTTGTTAGCATTTTATTTTTATACCATACTTTGTCTTTATCAAACAAGGTTTTAATCCTTTTTGACCCTAAAGGTGGATATGGTAATTTTACTACTATTTGAAATCTTCCCAATTCATCTGGTAAATCTGTTCCATATGCTAAACTTGGAGACACTAATACTGTAGGATCTTTTCGATTTTTATGAATTTCTAATAATTTTTCATTATTAATGCCCGCTTCTCTATATATAAACCTTCGGTCTCCTCTAAAAAATTGTCTAAGATATTCATTAATTTTAAAATTATGTGTGTGTATTACACCTTTACTATCTTTATAATGTTCTACTATTTTCTTTATTTGATTTGCTATATGAGGTAAGTTTTTATCTATTTTATTATATCCTAAATCATATTTTGCTGCGCTACAATATATAGGAGATTTCTCATGATCAAATACACTTCCTAATTCTATATAAGCATAATCATCAATGCCTAATTGCTTTGCTAGATGCGCGGGATCTATAATCACCGCTGCCATTAAAATTACATGCCGGGCACGGTCAAATAACATATGCGCTAAATTGTTAACATGTAACGGAACAAACGAAACATCATCACCTGTATGTTCTATTATTATCTGTGATTTAAACCAATTACTTAATAATAAACGTATTTTATTGCTTAATTCATTAAGATATCTGTATCTTTTTAATTCTTTATTAAATTTCTTCGTTCTTTTATTTCTTTTAAGTAATACGTCTTTCTCCAATTGAATTACAATGTATGTAAGATCTTCATTTAACTTAGTGAGCCATTTCATTCCGTCTTTAGGATCTTCACTAAGTAATTTATTTATAGTATTAACCCCCATGGCGGTCATTAATTGTTTATAGTTTATTTCTACTGAAAAATGACCAACTAATTCGTCTTCTAATTCAGATGCCTCATCACAAATTAAAAATTCAGTTTGCATAACGTGATCAGGTAAATGTAATGCCATACTATAATTCATTACAGAAAACTTACTTATAAGAGCTTTATTTCGTGCATTATAATAAGGACAACCGCCCTTTGAATCGCATTCTTGCTTTTCTGTTGAACAAAATGCCATATCACATGTTAACGTGGGCTCTATGATACATTCATAATTGTTTTTTCCTTTTAATATTGCTACATTATCACCAAATAATTCTTTATATTGATCCTGCAATGCTTTAGTTACCGTTAATACACAGCCTCTATGATATCCAGCAGCCACTGCTTTAGAATCATGTATATACCCTTTATGTCCATCTCGTTGAAAAATAGTTTGATCATCCACCATATCAATGAAACGTTTAGGAGGACTTTTACAACTTAATGATACAGATGCTGCAATATGACTTTTTCCACTACCAGTAGGGGCACAAAGAATAATAAACTTTTTATTAGCTCGAATTGCCTCTTCTATTTCGTTTATTGCATCTACTTGTATGGCGCGAGGAACACCAGGAAAATTAGCTATTAAATTCATAATGATATTGTATATTACCTTTAAGATAATGTCAAGTTAAAATACCATATCATTTGTGGTTTTAGGGGTTTCTATAATAATTTCAGATTGATCTAAATCAACAAGGTTTTTAACACACTTACAAGGGGAATAAATTTGAAGTGTTGTATTATAACCAATATACCCTCTTCCGTAACATTTTTTGCAATTATCTGGCGGAGCCTTTATTAGTTTAAGTTGATATCTATCTAAATTTTTTGTCATTGACTCTGGTAATCTATATTTTATTCCAGACAATAAACACATGTACCAATTCTTTTTCATTTTTCTATATAATCTATAATATCATCATTTTTATGAATTGCAACAACACCTTTATCAATTTTGGTTGCACCATTATTTGTTAAAGAATATAAAGTACTTGCAATTTTAAATTTATCTGTTCCCTTTTTTGTAGAACTTACATAAGCTATTACATCTAAAACATATTCATGTGTTATCCATTCCGACAATGATTCTATAAATTGATTATATTCCTTTAAAAGTGTTTTACCCTTATCATTTAGGTCACTGTTACCGCTATTATCCTCTAATTCGTTGGTATTAAATTGTCTATTTAATTCTGTTAATTCTTCAAATTTCATAATACTAAATCCATTTCTATTATTATTTCATTGTTATAAAATTTTGTTTTTTTAGCAGGTGTTATTTTACGTAATTTTTCGTATAATCCTGGATTATTTTTCCCTAAACTACTTATTTTATAGTCAAACAATATATTATTTGAATCAATAAAATTTGACTCAAACGGTATTGGCATGGAATAAATAACAATTTTTTGTTTCTTAGGTGTTATTAAATGTAAATCAATGTTAAAATTATTTTGCTTAAATAAAATAAACTTACCTCTTTTTAAAACTCTTTTACCATTATATATTGTTAAATGTCGTTGCAACATTTGTTTTAATAAATTTTCAAAAGGTGTATTAGATATATCCATATACACCTATTTATGTCAAAACTCATATTTTCCAACCCGTTTTATCATTTGTTCATGAAAACAAGTTTATTATCGGCGCTCATAGATTCTAGATATTTTGTAAAATATTGCCAAAAATTCGCCTGTTCTTCTTTGGTTTTAACCGGAATAACTGTAATAACATCCACCCATTCACAACTTACATTCCTATATTCCTGCCAAAGTATATCCCATACAGTAACCATGTTATGCTGTGCTTCTGAAACAACCGGGGGATGAGTGGGTGGTTTAAAATGTAACGCGATATGTCCTGGTGCACTATTTAAAATATTGGTTGCATTAGTACATAACATTCGACGTGTCGGTTTCCAACCAGGTTTAGGGTGTCTTCTTAGAAATTTAAGCTCTAAGACATTTTGTTTAGATAACATTTTAAGACTCGACCATGTCAATCTCATGTAATTATTTATGTGTCGTCATCTAAAACTTCTACTAATATAGTTTGAATGGTAAAACATTCTGATGAGGGCTCTTTTGGATTATCTGAAGGAGTATTAAATTCATTAGTGTAATAAATTCTACCAGTTTTTGTCGGAGAATTATAAATTTCTATCAATTGACGTTTTATACATCCTAATTGGTATTTTCCGGGTTTACGGCCTATAGATGCATTTTCAGTTATAATCCCGCAATCCTTAACTATGTATTTATATATTTGTTTTAACGTGCCTTTATACCCTTCATCCATACATATCCTATGATTTCGAGTTACGTTTTGGTTTCTTAACAATAGCGAAGATTCTTTCTTCATTTAAGAAAATCAATTTTTTACCCGAAAATGTAATCATAGGAATGCCACGATCTGAAGGAAACATAATTAAAACGCCTGGCTTGACGTTCTCAGAGCACTGTGGACCCATTTTTAATACTTTAGCTACACGCCAAAGTTTATTTGTAATTTCTTGCTTCAACCAAATACCATCACGAAGTACCTCTCCATGTTCATTCTCGTCGACATATTCAGCCATTATGATATCATGTAAGGGTGTTTCTATGTCCCAATCATTTGGTATACGTGTAGATCCTGTTTCATCCATCTTAAATGTTGGTTTAGCACCAACTCGATCTTCACGCGCAGCTTTCAATTGTTCTGTTTGCACTGCTTTAGTTGTTGCCTTATCTGCTTTTACAAAATCTGCTAATCTGCTCATATATATTATTTAATTAATTTGGTTTGTTTTGCAATATCAATATTATGATTATTTATCAATTCTTCTACTTCTCTTGTAGACATTTCATAATTATATGCCAACTGTTTAATTAATTGTATCCTTTCCGGGTTCGCCTTTTTAATTTCTTTATTCTTTTTAATATAACTTATTTTTTTAAATTTTGTTTGTGGCATAATAGTTAAAAACGCCTTATACCACATATCTTTATCATCAAATGCAAGCCATAAACGATTAAATGTTTGGTTTATTAATTTAGACATTGACGTTGAATACATACTAATCCAACGGCATAACATATAAGGTTGAAATTGTGAACTTGCATCACAATCCTGTAACAAATTACCACGTTTCTTATATAAAATATCGTTTATAAATGTAAAAATGTTTGTCATTTTGAAACTGTTATTTTTGTTGTTGCTATGAACATATCACGAGTAACCCAAGTGAAATAATTTTCAACTTCCTTTATGAATTCCATTGCAACTTCTTCACCGAAATTTGTACTGTATGCATGTTCTGGTGCTTTTGACCCGGCGTTAATATTGATTCCGGTGTGACCAATGGCGGCCCCAGGAGCCATATATGTTATGCTAACACTTGCTTTCTTTGGTTCTTGCGATCCATGTATTGCCACCATAATATCATCACCGTCTACCATTACAGCCGACGCAGCAGTTGGTATTTTATTAAGAAGATACTTAGAAAGTATATTGGCAATTCCTGAATTAAATAACCGTTGAAATGCTACAGCTCCAAAGCAATCTGTAATTAATGGTATTTCCCAACAAAAATTAATCATTTTTTCACTATAAATATAATCCTTTGCAAGAATATCTTCTGTATCAATCATACCCGCAGCTTCAACAATTGCTGGCGCAATAAAAGATACTATATCTCCACACGGAGAAGTATTCTTTCTAAAATACTTATATGCAAATCTTTGATGAATAAATGGCCCGTTATATATTGGTTGATCTGTTATAATCATTTTACTCCTAAATTATTTTATAAATCAATTCTGTCAAGTATATCTTTTAATTCAAATATTAATTCATTAATTTTATTAACGTTATCCTTTATAGAATATGCCAATGGTGCAATATTCTCTACGGGTACAGGGGTATTCTGTTCTTTGTCATCTCCGCAATTTATTGGGTTAGTAAGAATACTATTTAATTTTGTTTTCAAAACATTAAAATGTTCACCAAAATTATAAATAGATTTTGTCAATTCATCTATTTGAATTAATATGTTTTTTTTATCTCCATTTTTTACTTGTTCTTTCATATTAGTATAATTAATCATTTCATTTCTCCTTTCAAATTCACAATATTATTACAATATCTTACGAAAGAAAGCCATAGCGCTTTAGCCTATGGATGAATTTCGTAAACCTTTCATACCTATTAATATAAATTATTTTGCT